CTCGCGCAGATTCGCGCCTGCCTGATGCCGCTCTCCTCGCGCCGGCCCATCCTCTGGGCATGGGACCTAGCGAAATCGCAGGACTGGACCGTTGGCATCGCGCTGGATGACCGGGGCGATGTCTGCCAGTTCGAGCGCTGGCAGGGCCCATGGGAATTGACGATCGGGAAAATCGAGGCGCACACGGCCGGATGCGATGCGCTTGTGGATTCCACCGGCGTGGGTGACCCGGTGCTGGAAGCCCTGCAGGCCAGGAACGCCGGCTTCGAGGGCTTCAAGTTCACCTCGAGCTCGAAGCAGCAGATCATGGAGGGCTTGGCCGTCGCGATTCAGAGCCGCGTCATGCATTTCCCCGATGGCCCCATCGCGCGCGAGCTGGAGTCCTTCGAGTTCGCCTATACGCGGACTGGCGTGCGCTATAGCGCGCCGCCCGGCCTGCACGACGACTGCGTGTGCGCGCTCGCCATGGCGCGGTATGCGTTCGCGCGGCCCCGCGCCCGGCTCTTGGTCGCGTGACCCTCTCCCTCGTTCCCCGCTCCGTGCGCCAGGCGCAGCTCTCCCGGATTGCGAGCGCGCGTCTGGCGCCCGTGAGCGAGAAGCGGGCGCTCGTGAACGATCAGGGCTGGCAGATCGTCCGCGGCGATCAGCCGACGCAGTTTCAGGGCACGGGGCGCGACGTGCGCATTCTGGGCTTCGAGCGGCATCCGGTGGTGCAGGCCTGCGCGCGCATTATCACCGACATCGCGGGCTCTGTGCCGCTCGAGATTTACCGGAAGAGCCAGACGGGAAGCGCAGACGTGACGCCGAACGTCCCGGCCGCGCTCCTCCTGGAGCATCCGCGCATCGGTATGACGGCGCTCCAGCTTCGGAGCTTGACCGCGCTCCATGTGCTGCTCTACGGGAACGCCATCTGGGTGCTCGAGCGCGCAGGCCCGCGCGCTGCGCCCAACTCGATCCGCTTGGTGCACCCCGAGATGGTGCAGTACGTCTATCTCGACCCCACGACGCATGAGATCATCCAATACGATTGGCGCGATCGGCTGGGCGTGACGCATACGTCGCTCGCCACGGATGTCTGCCATTTCAAGGACTTGGCGGGCGGCGACTGGCTCTTCGGCTATCCGCGGGCGGCGAGCGCCTTGCTCGACATCACGGGCGACAGCGAGGCCAGTCAGTACACGCGGCAGATCATCACCAATCAGGGGCTCCCCTCGGCGGTCGTACAGGTGAAGGGCGCGGTGGGCCGGGATGAACTCACCGCCGCCGAAGAGCGCTGGCAGGAGAAAATGGTGCGGCGCGGCAACCGCGGCCGCGTCGTCTTCATGGCGGGCGTTGAGAAGGTCGTCCAGATGGCGTTCAACATGCGCGACATGGAATTCACGGCGCTCCGCAATGTCGCGCGCGAGGACATTTGTGCGGCCTTCCAGGTGGACCCCCGCATGGTGGGCGTCACGACCTCGCAGGGGAAAGGCGCCACCTTCTCCGGCGTCGAATATCGCGAGGCGCGCTTCCGCTTGATTCAGACGACCGTGATTCCCTTGATGGCTCTTATCACCGCCGTCCTGGATGATTGGTATTGCCCGGAGTTCGGCGATGTCTACGCGCGCTTCTCGCCGGACGGGCTGTCCGAGTTGACGGAGGACGAAGCGGCGACCTCGGCGCGCACGCTGGCCGAGTGGCAGGGCTCGCTCATCACGCGCGAGGAAGCCCGTCGCCGGATCGGCGAAGAAGAGACGCCCAAGGCCACCGATACGCTGGCGGTGCCGACCACGACGCGGCTCACCACCGTGGCGGACGCGATCACGCCGCCCGCGCCGCCCCCCGCTGCACTTGGCGTTGATCCCGCCGCGCCCGATGTCGGCGATGGCGCAGCAGATCCCAACGCCGCGCCGACGCCGAAGCCGGCTCCGCCGGCCCCGCCCTCGCGCTTCATCCGCGCCGGCGTCGCGTTGACCGACCCGCAGCGGAAAACGCTCTGGGCGGCGTTCGATGCCTCGGCCGAGCGGCAGGAGGGGCCATTCCGGACGGCGGCGCTCTTGCGCTTCGCCGCGGAGCGCGATGCCGTCGCGTCGATGTTCGGCGCGCGGCGAAGTCGCCGCTCCCGTCGCGCGAATGACCCGAGCGACGAGCAGCTTATTGCCGAGGCGCTGGCCTTCGTGCGCGCGAACTATGCCGACGACGGCGAATTCACAGCCGCATGGGGCGACGCGTTCACGCCGCTCGTTGGCGCGACGCTCGGCGCCTCGTCCGCCGCCGTTGCCGCCAGCATTGGCCTCGACTGGTCGCTCACGAATCCGCTGGTCACGGCGGCCATTCGCGCGCGCGTCAATACACTCGCGGGCGGCGTCACGGAGACGACCTACGAGCAGATTCAGGCCGTCGTCGAGCAGGCGCGCGCCGCGGGGCTGGGTATTCGCGACATCGCGAACGCGATCCGCGAGACCGTCTTCTCAGACGACATCACCATGATGCGCGCCACGCGGATCGCCCGCACCGAGACGATCGGCGCCATGAACGCGGGCGAGATGCTCGCGGCCATGAATAGCCGCGGTGCCCTCCGCAGCAAGGAATGGCTCACGCAAGAAGATGCGAAAGTGCGCGACTCGCATGCCGCGCAGGATCGCGTCCGCCGGGATCTGACGCAGGCCTTTCCCAACGGATTGCAATACCCGGGCGATCAGAACGGGTCGGCTGCGGAAGTCATCAATTGCCGCTGTACGCTCCTCTACTCTGACCTGGAGGCGCCCGCATGACGCGCGCCATGACCCGTCTCCGCGCCGTCGTGCGCGGCGAACTCCGGAATCTGGAACTCCGCGCCGATGCGCTCCCCGCCGGCGTCGCGGGGCGCATGCAAGGGATCGCCCTGACCTATGGCGTCGCTGACTATTACGGCACCGTGTTCGACCGCGGGTGCTTGGACCGGACGCGCGGCGAGAAGCTGGCGGCCGGCAAGGTGAAACTGCTGGCCGATCATGAGAACGAGACCTCGGCGCATGTGGGCGTCGTCCGCGCGCTGGAAGATGTGGGCGATGCGGTGCTCATGACCGCCGACCTCTTCGACACCGCGGCCGGACGCGCGCAACTCGAGTACCTGAAAGCGGTCGTTGCGGCCGAGGCCTTCACCGGCCTCTCCGTGGGCTTCTATGCCCGCGACTCCGAATGGCTTCCCTCCCCGACGGGTGAGAGTCTGCTCCATTACCGCGAGATCGAGCTCGACGAAGTGAGCGTCACGCCCTGCCCCGCCGTTCCCGGCACCGAAGTGACGGGCGCACGGCGTGAGCCGGACGGCGCACGCGACGTGACGCAAACGCTCCTCTCCACGATTCCGACTGATGTTCTCAGGGCCGCGCTCGCGGCCCGTGATGGCAACGCCACGCCATGCGAGGATACCCACGCCGCCCCCGCGGGCGCGTCCGGGGACGCCCCGAGCGAGGATAGCCCCGTGTCCATGGACGACCGCATGCGCGTCGTCCGGCAATCCTACGCACACCCCGGAAACTGACATGTTCCAAGCGAAGAATCGCAAAGCGAACGAGTTTCGCGCGAAGGCCGACGCCGTGCGCGCTGAGCTCATGGATGAAACCAAGACATTCACGAAAGACGAGATCGAGGCCAGGGCGACCGAGATCGCGGGATGGGAGCGGCGCGCCCAGATCGCCGCGGAATTCACGCCCGAGGCCGAGATCGAGCGCCAGGGCGGCGACGAGCTGGTGAAGAAGGCCGGGCCCGAGGCCGACGAGCTCGAGGCGCCGAACTACGCCAAGCGCGTGAAAGAGCTGGCGGAGCGCGTGGACCGCGAGTTCGGCGGCCCGAATTCGCTCATCCTGGCGCTCGCCAAGCGCCACATCGAGCCGCTCTCGAGCCGGCAGGAGAAGGTCATCAAGGCGATCAAGGACCTGCAGTCGCGCGCCACGATCGTGGGGACCGCCTCCGATGCCTCGGGCGGTGAATTCCTGCTGCCGCTGCAGCAGGTCGCGTCGATTTTCTCCGTCGACGTCTCGGTGGGCGGCATCACCGACACGGCGAGCCGGTATGCCGTCTCCGGGCGCACGCTCCGCATCCCCTACCTCAAGCAGACGGATGCGACCAAGACGCGCCCCTACGCCGGCATCGCGAACGTCACGATCGTGGGCGAAGCGGCGAGCAAGCCGGAAGCCGAGCCCTCCTTCGCGCAGCGGCTCTTGACGGTCTACAAGTGGGCCGCCTACACCGAATTCGGCGACGAAATTCTGGCCGATGACCTGACGGGCGAGCTCGCGCCCACCGTGCAGAAAGCCATCGGTGGCCAGGTCATGAACGTCATCAACGAACAGTGCACGATCGACGGCAACGGCACGGCGCAGCCCTTGGGCGCCTTCAATGCGTCCAACCCCGGCATTTTCGTCGTGCCCCGGAAAACGGCGAACACGTTCACCGTGACCGACGCCTTCGCCATGTACGCGCGGCACGTCATGGGGCCTCGGTCGCGCTGGTACATCCACCCGAGCGTGCTCCCGCAGTTCATGGGGCTCACGCTGGCCGGGACGACGCTCGTGACCTGGATTCAGTCGCTCAACGCGGCGCCGCAGATGCAGCTCCTGGGCATCCCGGTTGTGGTGACGCCGCTGGTAGCGCTTCTGGGCACGCAGGCCGATGTCTGCCTCGGGAACGGCGATTTCTATGCGCTCGCCATTCGCTCGGCGCTCACCGTGGAATCGTCCATTCACTACAAGTTCCAGAACGACATCACGGCCTATCGGTTCTTCGCCCGCGCGGGCGGGATTCCGATCCCCGACGGCACGTACAGCTACAAGTCGGACGGCACCACGAAGACGTGGGAAGTCTCGCCGTTCGTCGTGCTGGATGACGCGGTGGCGTCGTAAGATGCAGACCGAGACGGGAAGCGTCGCGCAGGCGCGGTCAGGCGCCAGCGAGGCCGGGGGGCAATCCTCCGGCTCGGTCGTGGTCCTGGCCGTCGAGCGACACAAGCACGACGGCGTGCTCTATTTGCCGGGGCAATCCTATGCGATGGCGGCGCACCGTGTGGCGGCCAACGCCCAGGCTGGCCTCATCATGGTGCCGGGGGCGGCGCGCGTCCGCTGGTGGGACGCCGCGGGGCGCGTGATCGCAGCGGAAACCGGGGCGAACGTGGCGCCCCGTGCCACGCGGCAGGGATTGGGTGCGCTCCGGATCGTGCAAGGCGTGGGCTACGACCCCGGGAGCGCTGCCTTTCGCCATCACAGTGCCGTGAATGAGACGACGCATCACGCGAGCGCCTTCATCCGGTGGGGGCACAGCAATCCGCACTGCGATCTCCGGCAATATGACGGCGATGGGGACCTGGCCACCGTGCGCGAGCTCGTGCATCAGGCGGACGTGCTCCACTGCCACGTGAATTATATGCTCCTGGCGAACACCGGCCTCCGGCCGCGCCCCGAGCAACTCGTCATCCGCCACTACCACGGCTCCCGGCCGGAGGGCCGCACGTGGCTCGAGCGCCCGCTCGATGAGGCGCACCGCGCCCTCGTCGTCGGTGCCCGGCTCTCGCATGTCGCCGAGTGGGACCGCATTCAGTGGCTGCCTATTCCGATGCCCGTCGCGCGATACGCCGCGCTGCGCGCACTCCCGCAGCCGTACGAGGGCCAGCGATTCCGCATTGCGCACAGTCCCACGAAGCGGGAATACAAGGGCACGGGCGTGTTCCTTGCCGTCATCGCGCGCCTGCAAGCGCGCGGCGTGCCGGTTGAGGCTGTGCTGATCGAACGGCAGCAGCTTCGGGACGCGCTCGCCATGAAAGCGACGTGTGATGCCGTCTTCGATTCCTTCTGGCTGGGGATTCAGGGCTCGGGGCTCGAAGGCGCCGCGATGGGGTTGCCGGTCATCGCCGGTGATCCGGACGTCGCGCTGCTCTATAAGCAGCACGTCGGGCACGTCCCCTATACCTATGCGCAGGACGAGCTCCAGCTCCAGCGGCAGATCGAGCGGCTCGCGATGGATGCCGATTATCGGGCGAGCGAAGCCGAGCGCGTCATGGCCTATGTTGCCGCCTATCACGATTACGCGGCCGTGGCGGCGCGCTACGAGCAAATGCTGGCGACGGCGCTCAAGCGCCCCGAGATCCTGACACCCAAGGGTGAACCGGTCATCCACCCGGATCGGCCGAAGCCCAAAACGCCGAAGCCCGCCAAGCCCACGACGCAGCGGCCCCGGCCCACGGTGAAACGATGACGCTCCCCGTGGCGGCGGACCTGAAAAGCTATCTCCGACTTGAGACGACCGATGAGGACACGCTCTGCGATGCGCTCATCTCGCGCGCGCAAGCCATGATCGAGACCTACATCGGCCGCCCCTTGGTCGCCCTCGCAGGGCTCGTGACGGTGGACGATGCGATCACGCACGAGCTCTACGGCCGCGTCACCACGCTCCAGACGGACATCTGGCCCATTGACGCCGCAGCCGTCTCCATTGTGGACGGGGACGGGGAGACCGTAGACCCCGCGACGTATCGCGTCGTCGCCGCGCGCGGGCAGATCGTGGGCCTTCCGGGCACGTCGTTCGTGCACGGCCCGTTCACGATCACCTACACGGCGGGACTCTCGACTGATCCGTTCTACGCCTCGCGCATCGAACCTCTGGCCGGGGCCGCGATCCTGGACGTGGCGGCGGACTTGTACCAGCGCCGGAACCCGGCCTCGACGCAAGAGGCCGCGGGCGGCGGCGTCTCGACGAGCTACAAGACCGACACGCTCCCCGAGCGGGTGTGCCGGATGCTGGACGGGCTCCGCCTCATCGCCGTGAGCGCGCTATGACGACGGCGCACGTCTGGACCCAGGCGCAGCGGGCCGAGCGCGAGTACTGGTGCCCGACCGATGCCGATGCCTGGGTCATGCGCCGCGCGGCCGAGCAGGAGCAGTTGGCGCTCTATGCCGGGCTCTTGGGGCTCACGCCCGACCGAGTGCGCGGCCGTTCGGTGCTCGACTTGGGATGCGGCCCGCAGGGCTTGCTCCTTACCATGGCGCCGTTTCTCCGGCGCGGCATGGCGGTGGACCCGCTCATGTTCGCGGGACAGGATGAGGCGCGCTACGCGGCCGCGGGCATTCTCCGCATCATCGAACCGGCCGAGACGTTCCGCGCGCCGAACGATGAGCGCTTTGACGAAGTCTGGTGCTACAACGTCCTGCAGCACGTCATGGACCCGGAGCGTGTGCTGGAGACCGCGCGTATGCATGCGGACTGGGTGCGTCTCTTCGAGTGGTTGCACGTGCCCGCCAGCGTCGTGCATCCGCACGTCATCACGGTGCCCATGATCGAGCGCGCGTTCGCGGGCTGGCGCGAGGTGCGCCGCGTCCACGGCATCGCCCGCGCGCATGGCTGGTCGCAGCAATTCCTGGCCGCCGTCTTCGAGCGAGGTGCCGCGTGAGCATCTCCCTGCGCGACACGCGCGTCCGGCTCTATGCCTACAGCGACGCCGGGGCCAGTGGGGACATCCTCCCGACCTATACGTTCGTCGAAGAGCGCTGGGGGCGCGTCGAGGCACCCACGGGCCGCGCCTCGGCCGTGGCGGGGCAGCAGGAGAACACGATCGATGCGGTGATCGCGCTCCCTCGGAACGCGCAGGCCTCGCGGAACGGGCTCGCGAAGGCGGGGACGCAGTTCTACAAGATCACCGCGCTCTTGGATCGCCGCATGGCGAACGAAACGCAACTCCTCGCGGTCTTCGCCGACGATGCGACGTTCAAGGTCGTGGATAACACGCCCGCAGCCGTTGCGAGTGTGGTCGTGAGCCCCTCGGCGCCGACGCTCGCGGTGGGCGCCACGCAGCAGATGACCGCGACCGTGAAGGACGCCGATGGCAATGTCCTGACGGGCCGCATGGTGACGTGGCTCTCCGGCAATCCCGCCGTCGCAGCGGTGAGTGACACGGGGCTCGTCACGGCTGTGGCGGACGGCGGGGCCGACATTATCGCGCTCGTGGATGGCGTGAGCGGAATCGCTGTCGCCCACATTGGTTCCGGAAGCGGACCCCTCGTCTACGGCGGCAGCGCGTCGTTCGGAGGCGTCTAGTGGCCATTCGATACATCGCTGATGGCGAGGATGTGAACGCCGTCGTCACCAACCGGCCGCTCCGGGATGCGCTCACCGATATGGGGCTCGACCCGGACGGCGCGCCGGTTGCCGCCGTCGTCACGCAAACGGCGGGCGACGCGCGCTACCTCCAGATCACGAACGCGTTCACCAAAGCTGCGGCCGATGCGCTCTACCTTCCGATTGGCGGCACCGCGGCGGCTGCACTTGCTGCGCCGTGGAGCGGGCTCGTCGGCGTGCCGAACACCTTCGCGCCGAGCGCGCACGCGACCTCGCATGCGACGGGCGGCACCGATCCGCTCACCCCGGCCGCAATCGGCGCACTGACGCAGACGACGGGCGACGGCCGCTATGTGCAACTGACGAACGCATTCACGCAAACGCTGGCGGATGCGCGCTATCTCCAGCTCGTAGGCGGCGTGAATGTGCCGATCCCCTACGCCACCGTCACGCGGTTTGCCACGTTCACCGGCACGGAGCAGGTCGTCTTTGTCGATTGCACAGCGGGCGCGGGCTCGATCAATCTCGCCGCCGCCGCGACCGTCGGCAAACGCTGGCTGCTCATCGCGCGCTCTGATGCGAATGCGGCCGTCAATTGCAACGTCAACGCGGCGACCGGCGAACACGTCAACGGCGCGACGGCAATTGCGCTCAGTCCGAAGCAGCCGTGGGCCTACCTCTATTCCGACGGGGTGAGCGCGTGGCGGGCCATCATGCCGAGCGGCGTCTCGGTCACCGGCACGGGCACGAATACCGTGGCGATCGGCCCGGGTGCCCTCGCCGATCAGAACGGCAATATCGCCATTGGCTTGAACGCCGGACTGAACGACGCGGGGCTCGCCCATACCAACTCCATCGTGATCGGCGCCTCGGCATTCAAGGGCGCGGCGAGCAGCGTCGTGATTGGCGGCACGGCGGGGTTGAACGGCGCGATCAACGGCGTGGTGGTCGGCTTTGCCGCTGGTGCCGCGACGGCGAACGCGACGGACTCCGTGGCCATCGGCAAGGGTGCCGTGGTGGGTGGTGGGGTCTCGGATACCGGTCAGATGATCGCGATTGGCTCAGGCGCGCTGGCGCAGCAGTTTCGCGCCACAGCAGTGGGCTACATGACGAAGGCGTTGGCCGTCTCGTGCACGGCCATCGGGCGCGGCGCCTCCGTGGATGCCGTCGCCTCACATGCCATTGCGATTGGGCGCGGTGCATTCGCGAACGCGCTCTCGCAGTGCGTACTCGGGTTCGGCACGACGGACCTCTACCTGCAGAACGGCCACACGTCCACATACCTGGATCGCACCGACGGCTCGCTCGTGACCCAATCGCCCTCGACGACACCCATCACATATCACGGGATGGACGGCTTCGATGAAACGGCGACGCCCACCAACAATATCGCGGGCGGTGATGTCTGTCTCGCGGCGGGCCGTGGCACGGGGACAGCGGCGGGCGGCAGCGTGCGGTTGCAAGTCGCCCCGGCCGGTGGGGCGAGCAACAACACGAAGAACGCGCTCGTGGATGGCGCGAAGGTGCTGGCCTCGACGACGACCGATGACACGTTCCTCCTGCTCTATGACGTCACGGCCGCCACGCTCAAGCGCGTCACGCGGGGCGCGCCGGATTCGGGCGGCACGGGACTTCGTCAACTCTGCATCGCGAATTAGGAGATCAGTTCAATGCCTCAACTCTCCAAAGCGTCGCATCACGCCATTCGTTATCTCCTCGCGCAGCAGGAGCGTGAGCGGAATCAGGTTATCCTCGATTGCGCGGAGACTGATGGCATCGACGCCAGCACGCATCGCATCGACCTCGCGACGGGCCAGTGGCTGCCGATCCTCGATGAGGAAACAGCCATTGCGAGCGCGGTGCCCGCGCCATGACCGATTTCCGCGATCTCGCGGCGCGCCTGGATGCCGCGATTGATGCTGGGCTTATTGCCGCCGCGCAGGTGGTGGTGAATGAGGCCAAGCTGAACACGCGTGGCGCGGTGTTCGCCGTGCCCGACTCGCCGCGCCATCACGTGACGGGCCATCTGCAGAACTCCATCACGCGAAGCGAGCCCGAGGGACCGGCCGATGCGCGCGCCATTCGCGTGGGCACGAACGTGGATTACGGCCTCTTCTGGGAAGTGGGCTGGCACCCCGCGTTCGGGCATCGTGAGGTGAGCGCCACGGGCACGGCCCGGCTCATCCAGCACGAAGGCCCGCGCCGACTGATGCGGAACGAATGGCTCCGGCCCGCGCTGATGGATCATCTCTCGGACGTGGAGGCCGCGTTCGGCCGGACCGCCGTGCGCATTTTCGAGGGCGCGGGCGTCTCGCTCACCACGGACATCTCGGAGGCCGCAGACTGATGGCGACCGCCACGATGACCGACGTCTACACGACGCTCCGCGCGCGGCTCCTCTCGGCCGCGCAGGCCGGATCGGGCGATACGCTGGATGCGCTCTTCTCGGGTCGCCTCTACAACGATCAGCCGCCGGCGGATGCGGTCTTCCCCTATGGGGTGCTGCGGCTCCCCGATCTCCTGACCACGGGCGTCGATGGCACGATGCGGCTGGCCGGTGATCTGGAGCTCATGCTCTATGGTCGCCCCGCGTCGACGCGCGCCCAGATGCGCCACGCGGGCGATGTGGCGCTATCCGGGCTCCGCACCTGGGCCATGACGTCCGGTGGTCTCATCAAGATCACGGATGCACGTGTGCAGATGCTCCCGAGTTTCCCCTCGCCTGCCGATGCGGAAATCGTGCAGGTGCGCGTGGTCGCCACGCTCTTTTGCTGGCCCCAGTTCCTCACCCCCTA